GTACGTGATGTTCTGCTGAGGAGAGCCATTGGCTGGCAGTAGCGCGAGGCTAACTGGCAGTTTTTTATGAAGACCTGTCATGCGCTGACGAGTCTTCAGCTGCATGTACCCCTGCAGATGCGGGGTACCAGCTTCACCGACTTCGTGGCCGAAGACGTAGAAGCCTGTGTTCGTGTCCAACCAGTTGACGAGCAGTTGCTCAGTCTCCTGGGTGTAGTTGTTGAACGTGAAGCAGTAATTCTTCACGGCTGCTGCTTGTGCTGACATGTTTGTATACATGTACTTTGGCACAGTCTAAGTGGCCCATGTTGTGGTGCATGAAGGGATGCACGGCACACCGGCCTGGTCCTTCGGCCCAGGCCGGCCCCCCGCAGCTCCGCTTATGGGATGCACGAGGAGTGCACGAGGGGTGTGCGGACGTCAGTTGATCATTTATCAACTGTACTGAGGTTAGTACCGAGGTGGACTGGTAATATAGGCAGTCCACCTACATTGGCACAAAAAAAAGGGGTACATTTACAGGGGCATGTACGGAGACGTTTACGAGTCGTCTGGTTCGGCGGTACGAGACAGTTTTGTGTAGTACTTGATTACGACGTCGAAGTACACGGACGTGGTGGCTACGATGCCATCGGCGACGAAGAATAGGCACCAGTAGAACATCAAACTGGGGTTGCCTGTGTAGTATCCGCTTGTGTCGGCGTCCGCGGCTGCGAACTCTGAGCACAAACGTTTGAGTGAACAGTAGTGAGATAGCTTGGCTCCGCGGGTGGATTCTTGGGCGCTGTCGTAGGTTGTCTCTTTGTGGTTGGGCGTCATCCGGATGTCGTTTACGTCGAGGATGAGGGGGTTGGCAATCCGCATGGGGATGAGGATGACGTGGAGTCTTCGGATTTCGGCTCCGGGACGGAAGTAGACCTTGCATGAAGAGCCTCCGACGCGGTAGTTGGTGTAAGTTGTGTCGTTACAGAGTTGGTCGAACTGGTATGGCTGAACGCCGACTCCAGTGTAGTCTGGGTCAAAGATGCTGTTGCCGCGGAAGACATGTAGCGCGGTATAGTTGTTAATGGCTGTGAGACTGACTGAGAAGTTGGAGTCAGCATACGGAAACCGGACGAGCTTTGACTGAGATAGCGGGTTAGTCCAGCGCGACCTGAACCGACGAGTTGTGCGATAAGTCTTTCGTCTGTAAGTCCGAGTGCGCGTAGATCGCGTTCGCGAGCTTCGCGTGTACCGCTTGCGAGACGAGAGGCGTCTTTTAGATCCATAGGGCATGTATATTTCTTAGACTCGTAGTGTCTTCAATAGGGACGATATTATCTAGCTTGGTGCCTTAGCCTGGGGGGCCGCTTGGTCGCGGGGCCCCCGGAGCCCCGCTCCCCGCTTTCCCCCCCCTGCCACGGGGCTGGGTTGGCCCCCCACGCTGCAAAAAAAATAAGGCACCCGTGGGGGCGGTTATGCGATTTCTATGACCTGGTCTATGCGGCGAAGGACTTGCTCGAGCTGGTTGCAGTTCCAGAAGTGTGCTGGCGGCCACTCACAGGTGACGATGATGACCGGGCTGTTGATTTCTACGTATCCGCCCTTGCATTCGGCCTTGAAGGCGTAGCGGTCGAGGAACCGCAGGAAGTTGCGGTAGGGCCATGCGTTGTCGTAATCGTCAACGAGGATGCAGTGTTGGTGGACGTACCCATCCCACCATTTCGTGCCATCTTTGATGTACACGTTGTCGGCGCCGAATTCGTCATGGGCGAATCGGGTTTTGCCGACGCCGGCTTTGCCGTAAAGCCACAGGACTGTTGGCTTGTCCTTGCGAGGAGCCTGAAGTTGCTCGTGGAGTGCGAGCAAGCCCGAGTGGTATTTGACGAAGACGTCTGGGCAATCTCGGGCGACTTGTGTCATCGTGGCCTTTTGTTCCACGATCATTTTGGTGGCGACTGAGAGGTCAGTGCGCTTGCCTTGGCATGATGGCTCACCTTTGGTGATGATGTCGTGACCATCCTTGGTGCAGTACGTGATGTTCTGCTGAGGAGAGCCATTGGCTGGCAGTAGCGCGAGGCTAACTGGCAGTTTTTTATGAAGACCTGTCATGCGCTGACGAGTCTTCAGCTGCATGTACCCCTGCAGATGC